TGCAGCAGTCGCGGCTACCGAAGCCTGGGCCTCGATAGCTGCCCTTGCCATGGCCGTGATTGTAGCATCTGCCAGCCCCATAGACTCGCCCTCCAAGAGTGCTGAGGCTATCTTCAGAGCTGTTGCATCTGCCTGCCCCCAAGACTCGCCCTCCAAGAGTGCTGAGGCTGCCTTCAGAGCTGTTGCATCTGCCTGCCCAGACGAACAAGAATCTATCAGGGCAGCCGCCAGCATCAACGATCTGGTTGAGACTGAGGCACTGGATTGTGCCTCGAAGAGAGCAGATGCTATCTTCAGAATGCTTGGAAGTGCCAGGCCCGATGCCTTGCCCTCGACGGTTCCGGCGCCAGAATACTGAGCAGTAGCCAGCCCCAAGGCTCCAGAATCGGCATCTATGAGGGCCGCCACGGTCCTGAGCAGGCTTGCCTTTGCAGTTGTCAGAGAATCCGCATCCACGAGTGCCGAGGCAAGGACAGTTGAGCCTGTCGAGTCAGTGAAGATCTCGCAGATGGCCGATGCGGTCATCTCCCAGCCGCCCACAGATCCGCCCATGCATATGGCGTTCGTGGTGCCCCCGCCGCCTGCCAGCCCGCACCTGCCTGTATTCAGGTTGGCCGAAGAGCTCCACGAAGAGCCGCCCCATATCTCGGTGCTGCAAAGATCATCGCTAAGAGTGCTATCTGTGCCGCCCATGCAGATGGCTCCGCCAGAGCTGCCGCCGCCTGCAGGCGCATAGCGGGCATTGATCATGTCGTTGCCGCTCGTCCAGGAGGTGCCGTTGTAGATCTCTGTGTCTTTTGTGTTACCGCCCATTGCGATGGCATTCGTGGCATCTCCTGCCACTACCAGATATTCACGTGCTGCATTCAGGTTCCCGCCAGAGCTCCAGGAGGTGCCATTGTACTCCTCTGTGGTGTCGTATGCGTTCGAATCATAGTCCCAGCCGCCGGCCACAATCGCATTCGAGCTGTTACCGCTTCCGCCTGGCCCATCGCGCCCTGTGATCAGATCTCCCCCTGCGCTCCAGGCGGAGCCGTTGTACTCCTCAGTTTCTACAACGACATCCTCGTATATTCCACCTGCATGGAACGCATCGCTGCTCGAGCCGCCGCCTGCTGCGCGTATTTCATCGGTGTTGATGCTGCCTCCATTCGACCAGGATGTTCCGTTGAACTCCTCGGTCGTGGAGGTGCTATCTCCGCCAATTATGATGGCATCATCCTTGTTTCCGCCGCCACATGTGTCATAGCGGGCGGTCGTCAGGCTGTCGGCAGTAGTCCAGGCCCCAGTTATGGCCATTCCTCCTGATCCTTATCCTGATCCTTGTTTGGACCCAGAAGGTTCAGATTCCGCCTGTTGCATTCGGCCATAAGAGTCCTGGCCTGTGCTATGACGTTCACTGCCCCTCCGACATCGGCAATTGAACGCTGTGCTACCGGCAGCTCGAGCATGTAGCGCCTGGCAAGGGCCACAAGCTCGTCTGTGTCTTTGTTGTCGCGGTCAAAGTCGCCCTGCAAAGAGGCCTTTATCTCGCTCCACATCTCGAGCTCCCTTAAGCGTTCCTGAGCCTCTTTTTGCATGCAGATGAGCCTGTATGTCAATTCATCTACATCCACATGCAGGCGCTCCTTCTGATGGCCGCTCGCTTTCTTTAGGCGTGCTCTGGCATCGGCCAGATCGATTTTTGCTCGCCTGAAGGCAAAGGAGAGCTTGATGAGATTGTCGAACATGACAGCCTGCTCGAGCTTGGCCTGGTGATACTTCGAAGACTGCGTAGGGTGCTTCAGGTCGTTCAAGACCGAGAAGCGGGCCTCTGTCGGCGTTCTAAAGATCGTGCGTGTGCAGAATGCATGTTGCAGCTCTGGTGCCAGGGCCTCAAGCCGTTTCAGCTCTGCAGGATTTAGGACCTGTGATTGCCCGACCTCCTGAAGCCCTGGGATTTGGATATCGTTCATCTCTTCTCGCCTGTATGTTGCTTGTGGATCTTCTCCAAGGCTGCCATTAGTGGCTCAGGCAGCGGGATTCCTACCCGCCCGGCGTTCTCCAAGGCGCTCAAGGATTCATTCGTAATGAAGAACATGATCACGCAAGTCCTGATCCAGGGGTTGCCAAGGCCGCCCGTTGAGTCCAGTATGTTAGCCAGGGCCACCATAAGAAAGATGCAGATCTTCTTACAAATCCCTCGAAAGCCTATTGAGCTATTCAGATTGCGTTCGAAGAAGGCCGCCAGGACGCCAGTCAGATAATCGATGATCACAAGTGCTACTAGCGCCCGGAGAATAGGATCCCACGCTCCAAAGATCCAGGTTCCAAGACTGCCAAGGGCTGCCAGAGCAAGCCTTACTAGATCGGCCTGGGGTATTGATAATTCAGCCACAGTTACACATCCCCCGCGTGAAAGCAGGCTCTTTATTGAGTGCTGTACTGCTGTAGCCTGGCCTTCTCGGCCTTGCCTCTTCCTCAGCCTTCAGCTCTGCAGCTTGTGCTCTGTATCTGTCTGCTGCCCTCAGGAAGTTCTGCGTCTTGGTGATTGCACACCCAAGGTCTCCCACGACTTCAGTCTGATTGTCGGCATAATGAGCAGCCAGCGCCTCGCAGGCTTCCGCTGCAGCCAAAAGCACGTTATTATCGTTGTTGTCTAAAAGAGCCTGGATTGCATTGTCTGTTAGAATGGGTTCGTCTTCGGTGTCTCCTGCCTTCAGCCTCACTAAATCAATGAGACTTCCAGAGGGATTGTCGGTGTAGGCCATAGCATCAAAAAAATTTCCAGGTGGCATGCCTGCTTCAGGCAATCACATTTGCAGCATAAACGCCTAGATCAGCTGCCACTTGCTTGCAGTCAAAGGCCAGCTCCCCTTCAATCCTCTCGGACTCCACATTCTCCATGCGGAACTTCTTGATTCTAGCGCCGAACCTGTCAGCCCCAAAATAGCCTTTCCAGGAGAATATGTATCCTGCCGACGGCATAAGGAGGGATGGCTTCTCGGGAGCGTAGCAGAGAAGGACCTTCTTGCTGACTATGCGCTGGAAGGTTCCAGACTTGCCCTTGGCCGCTGTGTTGACGACACCACGAGGCACCAGGAACTTATCCACGCCGAAGAGCTCAGCCAGCAGTTGCTCAGTGACCACTCCCTTCTGGGTGTATTTGATGGTGTCCTTGATCTCTGAGCTATCTTTGAGTGTAGCGAGAACATCAGGCGCGCAGACGATGATGTTTGGCTCGTAGCCAGTTGTGGAGGCGACCAGCTCCTTCCAGTCCTCGATGTTCTTGAGGATGGTTGCTGCGCTCTGGTCCCACTGCTTGAACTCGCCAGAGCCCGGTGATCCGGAGACGCCCACCAGGTTCGTGCCCCAGATGTTCGTCATGTAGTTGCTGGCCCAGACGCGCTCTCGCTTGAGAAGCATCTTCTGGGTGACGAAGAGGGTGGCGTCTTTGTCGATGTCAAATGGCCTGTCCTGGTTGGCCCTGGTGTCGTCGTCAATGTCCTTGTGGAATGCGTACTTCCTGCAGAAGAAGTTGGGTGTGGTGTCCACCTCGTAGCTGCCGCCCGCGGACTCCGTTCCAGGTGCCCTCTCCTGGGCCTCGTCTCGCAGCCAGTCCTCTTTGCTGTAGCTCGTGTAGCGGTCGCTCTTGTTGTCCACTGGGACGATCGGGAAGGCCTTGTCGGCTATGAATGCGCTCTGCTTCTGGATGTATGCTGTGGAGATGTTTCCAAGTAGGCGGTCTACATGAACGTCCCCGGCAGTAGGATTAGTCATATCTCCTTTCACCTCCTTATCCGATGACTATCAATAGCACGCCTTCGCCCTCCGCAAAGGCAGTCACTCCTGAGGCCTCGATGCTTATGGTGTCATCGGCATCGAAGACGTTGTTCTCGGTAATGGTCGTGGCATTCACCACTGCCCCCAAAGTGCCGCAGTTGGCACTTGTAAGAGACAGGACGCCACCTGAGACGTTCGTGGAGCCTATCTCAAGATTGAGGGTGGCAACCTTGTCCGAAGTTGTCACAGGATCTACAATCACAAAAGAGACCTTAACAATCCGCCCCGGAAAGCCTGGAGTGAACTCGGTTAATAGGTCGCCGTTGGCGATCTTGGAGAGCTTTACCGGAATTGAGAGGATGCTCTTCTGGATGGCGCCAGAGGTGGCTCTGGAGACGACATAGACGCTTCGAACCTCGCCGACTGAGCCGGACTCGGCTGCCACGGCCACCACGGCATCGCTGCCCGTGGCAGGGACCAGCCTTCCGACAGAGTCAGGCGTCAGGTTCTGGCCGGCGACCGCCTCTGAGCCGAGCATGGCCATGCTCTTGCCCAGGCAGCAGACGGCTCCAACCTGGCCTGAGGCTGGCTTGTCCTGCAGAATTCCCAGTGCGTTCTCCCCCGCTCCGGAGAGGACTATCTGGCCGGAGGCATTGAGCTTGACGCAGTAGAACTGCTTTGCCGAGAGGTCAGAGCCAGCTATGACGCTGGTGGAGTAGACGATCTCTTCGACGGCCATAATCTAAACCGCCCCCTTCAAGGCTTCGGATCTGCCAGACTCGTACTCTTCGTACCACTCAGGATGGTCATCAAGAACCTTCTCGACGGCATCCTCGTATGTCATTCCCGAGGTGTCCTTTCTCACTAGCGCCTCAGCCGCCTTCTGGATCTTGTACATGGCTGAGCCACTGCTGACGGTCCTTGCGCTCCCGATCTCACCCCAGACTACGGACTTTTCCAGCAGAGCATCTGCCGCCTTGAGGATGTCATAGATCTTTTTGAACTCCGCAGGATAGCCCTCTCCCAGAGCCTTCATGACAGGCCCGTACTCCTCTGGGACGAGTCCGGGTATGTTCTTGAGGATCTGCGCTTTCTCGAAGTATTCCTTATTGAGTTGTTCTTCCTTCAGCTCTTTTGCCAGCCTTGCAGACTCTTTGGCTTCCCTGTCTGAAGCATCGATCCTGGCTATCATTTTCTCGAAGATGGCTCTTGTTCCCGGGTCCATCTTCTCGAGCTGCTCTTTAGTGCAACCATAGGTTTCGTCCTCGTCATCCTCGTCATCCTTGCCCTCCTTCTTCTTCTCAGGCTCTTTTGGCTCAGGATAGCCGCAGGCCTTTGCGAGGATGGCCAGGCTCTCGGCTGGCAGCTTGTCCTTGTATGTCTTGAGGATGCTTCCAACAGCCTCAAGAACATCCATGGACTCTTTGTCCAGTTTGGCCTCGGCGAGGGCCTTTAACAATTCCTCGTCCGGGGTTTCTGCTATGCTTTTCAGGATGTCTCCTTTCATCTTGTGCTCCTTGACCAGAAGATACTCTTTCCCGTTCGCCCCACGTGGGACGAAGCTAATTTCTTCCAACAGGTCGCTTATGATCAATTGCGTGCTCAATTCTGATCCCCCTCCCACCGATTGAGAACGCTCTGTAAATACCGGCCTTGATCTTGCCCCAAACCTCATCGTCCAGGACTCGAACGCAGAGCAACCAAGAACCGGCCTTCACAAGCTGACCGTACATCCACTCGTCCTTTTCTGCTATCCAGGATCGAACGATCTCAACTTTGACCTTCCTGGATGTATGACGATCTCTGAACTCCCGAACGTACTCAACGAAGTTCCGGGCCATCCTGGCTATTTCTTCACGGCTGAGAACGTCTCCTTGAAGGTCAACGGTGTCGGGTTCTGAAATTACGCCAAAAACGAGCCTTTTTTCCTCATCGGCTTTTAATATCGCGGCGCATCTCTGTTTTTTAAATGGGCATCTCTGAATATTTATAACCTTCGGTTCCTGGCCTGGCGTCTTCGACCAAACAAGCTTCTCCTGGCCCTTGTCTCTGAGCTCTTCTATGACATCTTCGAGCTTGTGACTGGCCGTGTAAGCCTCCTGACTCTCGGGCCTGTGAATCATCCACACACGACCCTGATCGCCTGCAGGAGCGTACTGCATCAGCAGGCGGCCTTTCAGCTTTTCGCCGTGCATGAAGACTTCTCTCCCGTGCTGGCGAGCAAAGCTGAACTCGTAAGTCCCGGAGTCTAGCTGGAAGAACTTGGAGAACTTCTTGGAGGTCGAGCCTACACCCCCAGGCTTGTGAACGAAAGGCTTTTCCTCGGCGATTGTAAGCCATTCGTGTGGCTGCTGCAGCTTGAAAGCGCCCTGCAGGCTGTCTGTGGGCGGCAGGTGCAGGATCCTGGCCTCTCCCTGGCCTTTCTCTCTGATGTCTTCTGTAGAGCCCTCGAAGATCGTGAATCCCCAGAGACGAGATTTGTCAATCTCGAATCTGAGATCGCAGTGCATCGAGTGATCGGTCTTCAGAAGCTCCTCATGAGAGAGCCCGGTTTCCTCCTCGGATAGGCCACGCCAATGAGCCTGCAGCACAAAGCGCCCTTTTCCTGATGCGGGCACCATCTGCCACCAGGCCCTATGATATTCTCTGGCCGCAATATCGGAGCGTGTATCTCCACCGCCCTCTCCTTCCTGCTTGGCAGTCTGAACCTTGGCCATGACCTGCTTGATCTTGCGGGCCACCTCACCGGAATCGCCGTGTCGGTTAACTGCTGCAGGGTGAGGCATTGTGCAGTCTGCCAGGCCCTCAAGGGCAGCTCCTGCCTGCTTTCCAAGAGCCACGATCACACGCGGGTTGATCTCGAAGAGCTTTTGCATCAGGTGCCCTGTCCAGGCTTCAACTTCCAGCTCTGAAGGAGCGCGAGGCTGGCCTTTCTCGTAGAGCACCTGAGGAACCAGGTAGAGGATTGCCACCTCTTCCTTCTTCAGGCCTGCAGGCTCAAGATATAGCCTCTTGAAGATCTCCCCCTGCGATGCGACCATTGGCTCTCTTCTTGATCGCTCGGCCTCATTCGGGCTGGCTGCCACGAATGCAATCTGAGTCCCTTCTTTTCCCCAAAGCGGGACATCTTCTTTGCCTACCTCGACTTTCAGGACGTGGCCACGCCTTGCCAAATCCACGGCCTGGGCCACTGTGTAGGCGTCCCTGGATGAATCCGGCCCTACGACCGTCGGCTTGCCCCATGAAATGTGTACCTCTTCTTTGTTCTTGTTGAGAATCAGAAGCTCCTCGATGCGAACGTTCAGAACATCGCCAACTGTGGCCTTGTACTTTGTAACAAAAGTGTTGCCTAGAACGAGCAAGCCGGACGGGTGCACTTGCTTCTTGTCTGCGATCCTTGGAGCTTCTCGCAGTCCGCAAAGATACGAATAGCCATTATTCTTTTCCTTGACTTCGAGGACCTGGACCTTGATTTCAAAAACGGTCTTCCACTTTCCCCAGTCATTGCTCCCGCCAAAATGATAGGGCTTCATGAGATCCTTGACCATCAGTCCCTCAGAGGCCACCTGTGAGGCTGCCCAGCGGCCCACGATTTCGAGCTCCTTTTCAGTCTCGAACTTGCGGGCCTCAGAGAGCTTGATCTGTGGAGATTTCAGGTCATCCACCACTGCAGCAAGAATCGACTGTCTCTCGCCCAGTGGCCTTTGGCTGATATCCTCGTCCAAGTTCAGGCAATCAAAAGCCACAAAGAAGGGCTCGAAGGCCGGATCTCCTGAAAGCATCTCCAGGAGCTGAGTGCGAGGAATGATCATTCCATGGTGATCGACGGCCAGCATCTCGCCGTCCAAAATGAGGCTCTTGTAGCCGCTCTCTTTCACAGCCTTGACGATGCTTGGTAGATGAGAGGCCCTGTCCTCTCCCGAGTCCTCGAACCATATCGAGACCTCGCCATCCTTCAAGGAGATGATGCACCTGAAGCCGTCGAACTTGACCTCTCCGGCGAGCTTTGCGCCCTCCTCTATCTTCTTCTTGCACCATGGCCACAGCTCCTTAGTGCTGAAATACTCCGTCACACCGGCCATGAGCGGCTTTTCTGGCTTGAAATGCTCGCCGGGCTCAAGAGCCTTGACAATTTTCTTTTCCAGAGACTCGCGCCTCAATATCAGCGAATAGAGAGGCACATGATCCGAGTGTGGCCCCTGAGGATTGTCGATCCAGTGCAGCTTTTGAAGCTTATCGGGATTGAGCACCTTCCTGATAGGTAGCAGAACGTTGTCCTTCTGCACCAGGAAGTTCTCGCCAGAATCGTCTCTCCTGGCACGGATTAGAACATCTATATCTCGTGGCTTCTCCTTGGAGACAGCCGAGCCGACGAGACATGCAAAATCTTTGATCAGTACAACCTCGTCGGGAAGGGAATCGAGAGCCTGGGCCACGGAAAAGGCCATCCCCTTGTGATGCTGCAGACTGGCCACTGCCTGGGCCAGGGGCTTGCTCGAATCGATCTCCCAGCCTCGGCGCTTGTACTCTTCTGCAACAAAGGTCGCAGCGTTCACAATATTCTCGACTGCCCTGCTCTTTTTCGATGCAGCACCAAACCACTGAGAGAGTCGCAGCCAGGCCAGGTGCAACTCATCATCTGAAGCTGCTTTCAGCTTGTCGGGAACCATCTCAGCGAGCTTCATGCTGACCTCCGGCCAGCTGGCGCTTTCGTGGCTTGCCGACAGAAGACAGCTCGGTTCTCAACAAAGAGCCCAAAACCTCGAACTGCAGGGGGGATCATGCGTCCATACCCTCCCCCATCATGAATTTTTCCTGATTGCTGTGGCTGTGGCTGCGACTCGACTGGTATGGCCAGCTGGCCATTTCGCTCTACGGATACGGCTCGGTTCTCAAAGAATCCTGAGCCTCTAACTGCAGGGGTGATCATGCGTCCACACCCTCCCCATCATGAATTTTTCCTGATTGCTGTGGCTGTGGCTGCGACTCGACTGGTCGCAGCGGCAGATCTGCCTGTGCCCGCAGATGGTTATCGAGATCAACATCTGTCCTGAGAAATTCTGCTTTATATCCGAGCTTCTGTAAGTAGGTGGCCAGCTGATCCAAATTAGGCGACTCAACCTTGCCGTGTGTGAAATATGGCGGCTTCTCCAGGTCCTCGAACAGATCCGGGTTGAAAGCTATGAGATCAGGCACAACGGAGACATTCATCTCCTCGACAAGGATATCCAGGAGCGCACTGATCCCCTGGCCAAAGATCCTTGATTTTGTCTCGGCCAAATTGTAGGAACCTGTCTTTCCCTGACCAAGGAGTAGGAAATCAGTTAACATGCTTATGGCCATCGCAATCTTGTATCTATTGATGACCTGATTAGTGCCCGGAACCTCACCGCTCGCCGAAACCAGCTTCAGCTCGTACTTGGGATCGCCGTTTTCGTACCGCTCCGAGGAGAGAAGTATTCCCTCATTCTCGTCCCTTCGGATGCCTGTTATAAGATTCAAAAACTCCTCATGTGCTGAGACGGCATCTCCGTCTTCAGGGTCGGGATCTGCGATCTCCTTTGGAACATACAGAACGGGATAGCCCGCAATCATCCGCTCTATCCCGATGGCCTCAATGTCTTCGAGATTCGAGACGATATACCAGGCGCGATAAGTTCCACGCAGGCCAGACTTGCCTTCAGGATTGGATTTGGCAGAAGTCATCCTGAGGTGCACGCACTTGTCTATTGGTATTCGCCTCTCCTGGAAGTCTGGCGGCGGGAGCTGGATCATTGCCAAAAGGTCATCGCTGCCTTCTCGATACTCCCAATCCTGCAAGGTTTCCTGAGCCCTGGGAGCAAGCTTTCGCAAGCGCACCCGGCCATCGTTGAACTGAGACCTAAATCGCCTGTCCTTCTGGTTCCAGCCTCGGCAAATCTTGTAAACCTTCTCCAGCACACACCATCCGAATGGATACACTGTTAGAGCCTCGGAGAGGATGGCAGGCCAGGATAGCTCCATATCGTAGAGATTGGACTCCAGAAATTCCGCGGCCTTCAGATCTGCAGGACTCTTGCCGCCAGGAATCGCGTGCCACGTCACCTGTTTTGCGACCATCTCGATTGCAAGCAGGCCGCCCGCAATGATTGCGTCATTCGTGCTCATGCGCTTGTAAATATCAGCGCCCCGGCTGCCCTGCAGTTCTGGCAGCCATTCCTCAGAGATCCACCCACCAAACCGATTCAGGCCTGTCCGGCCTAGCTCAGAGAAGCCGCTGTTCGGCCCCTGAGAAGATTTGCTTTTCTTTGCGTGTTTCACCTACTCCTCCGCCACTTTGACTGTCTTTTTACGACACCCGGCCTTGAGATCGAGGCCGGAGGCGAAAAGCGATTCACAAGATCCACAGCTCCGCAAACTGCATCTACAACATCGTCATGCCGGAAGCCTGGAAAATTCACGAACTCGGTGATCATGTACTCCGCCCAGGAAGCCCCTGCAGCATAGTACAGCTTGCCATTGCTTCCCTTCGATGAAACCAAAAGCGCCCGGCTGGTTTTATCGGATGACATGGGCACCGCATGAAATGCCACGCCCTTCAGACGAAAATCCCGTATCAGCTCCTGAAAAGAAGAGAGCTGAAAGCCGTTTGTCTCGACGCCAACCAGCTTGACATTTTGCCTTCTGATCTCGTCCACGATATTCTCGTAGGCATCAGGCCATTCCCAGCGCCCGCGCAGGATACTCAGGATGAAGACGTTAAGGGCCTTGTCCATGCCCACGGTCGCCATCACCGTATAATCGGCTCTGGTCCTTGTCGACGTGGCCAGATCGCAAAAGCTGCCGATTCGCAGGCTATTTCTCGAAACTGTAAGAAGCTGGCTGGCCCCTTCCTGATCAGCGATTATCATAAGACCTCAATGGGCCTGAAGAACTCGCGCCTGAATATGTTGCCCGCTCTCACTATCGGGCTCTGCTGATACTCGCTCTCCCAGTCGTAGATGGAGGTCTCGCCCTTGATCGCATAGAGCAACTCAAGTGGATACTTCTCCGGCCACAGAGCCTCTCCTGGCGCTCGACCCAGCGGATCATTCTCCAGGGCAATTGCTGGAAGCTTCCACTGCACCCACGGCGGCACATACTTGGCGAGGTCGGAATCCACCTTCCTTGCCAGCAGTCGGCCTGCTAGATCGTCAGTATGCCAGCGAGTCATCATTACGACAACCACGCTGTAAGGCGCCCATGGCAAGGGGTTTAGGCGTGTCCTGGCCGTCCCAGTCCACCAGTCCCAGACGCGATTTCTGTAAGTCAGAGACTCGGCCTCCTCGCGGCTTTTGATCGGATCATCGATGACTAGGATATGGGCCGGTTTGCCGGTCACAGCCCCCGAAACGCCAGAGCTGGACATGCCTCCGCCCTCTGTAGTGGACCAGAGATTCGCAGCCGCCGAATCGTCCGAGATCCTCACCCTGAGCTGATCAGAGTTGGCCTGAATGGTATTGCGGACCTTCTTTCCCCAGATGGCGGCATAATCATCCTGGTAGGAACCCAGAATAATTCTGATCCATGGGAAAAGATCAAGCAGCCAGACAGGGAACCAATGGGATACAAGCTCACTCTTGCCGGTCTGTGGAGGCATCGAGATTATGAGCCTCGGATACTTGCCCATCACGGCGAGAGTTAGCAAAATTGAGAGTTCCGCCAGGTGGCGGTACAACCTCCATCTGCCGCCCGACAGATGCTCCGCCATTGTCCCTGGCGTAGCTCTCCATACGCACGGCAAGGGCCTGGGCCTCTCTGATGGTCTGCTCGTCGCCGTTACAAATCACAGCCTGGAAAAACTTGTACTCTGCGCCCACACGCTCTTCATTCACTTGCACATTTTGCGTCGGCTTTCCAAGTCCACGGTCTAAGATCTCCTTAGCATAGGCCAAAATCAGATCGGGCCGGTCAATGGGCAGGTCGCGGAATATATTCATGAGTGTCTCTGCAACATAAGGCGCGAAGTCTGCCAGCATCGTTTTTGCTTTTCTGGCAGAGCTAAGATAGTTAGCGCCAATTCGATTTCCAGGAAGAAATCTCCCGAGAGAGTCCCGCTGATCGGATAGGGTCTCGGGAGCCTGCTTTCCTTGCTGCGGCATGTTTGTGGATGACCCATTGAGTGAGCCGCCCTCGGCCCGAGTAGGCCAGTCCTGGGCCGCATCGACTGGCTGTTTTTCTATCTGCTCGCTGACCTGATTGGGCCAGATGGGCCGCCCATCTGGCAGATGGCCATCTGCCATGTACCTCTGAAGGTTGGATCTCGAAATGCCAACCTCCTTTGCAGCCTGCCTCATGGATTTGCCCTCTGCAATCAGCAGAACGGCCTGCTGAACCTTCTTCCTGACCTCACCGTAGTCCTTCTTAGCCGTGCATAGCCCTCCAGGCTAGATCTGCACATCATTTGGAATCTCGTGTCCCATCTCAGTGAACCACACGATTGGATCTACCTCCCGGCCTTCCCTCTTCGACCAGGCTTTGAATGCTTGCCTTGTCAGCCATAGGCTTGTGGTTGTGCAGTATTCTCTTTCCTGGCCTGCAAGCTTTCGTGAGCCGGTGGGAATGACCCTATGAGCGAGATCCTGTTTGATGCATTCGCAGGCCTGCTCACCGGAGGTCTGACCTCCGCAACAACCGAAATCTGTTTCAGACACTTTTATCCTCCATCTGCTGCTTTTTCAATCCCTTAGCCAGAACGAGAGGCCAATTGGTAGGCACCTTACGAGTCTTCTGGCAAGGATAAGGAAACGTTGGCGAGCTTGCAGCCTTTATCTTCCTCCTGAAGCTCGCCTTTTCTGCTGCCTGTCTGGGGTGCAATCTGCCCTCAGATCGTCGAGTTCACCGTAGCAGTCACCACTCTGACAGAACTGTTCAAGCTGAACTGTCCACAGTGGAAGATCGATGAGATCTCTTGCATCCTGCTTCTGTTCAGATTATCCACAAAAGAGGACTCTCGAACTGTGCCGTTGCCCTGGGCCGAGAAGAACGTGAATCTCTCTTCACCGAACTCAAGGACAGTCTGAGTTATCCTGGCCGTGGCATTGATCACGCTGGCGTCCCGTATCT